TTAATTGATAAAGGATTGGCTGCGTATCCGCCCATAATTATGTCCCGAAACTTGTATTATATGCGGGAGATACAGAATGTTCACCTAACCAGCTATAATTTTGCTGAAAATCCGCTTCCCCACTAGTTAAATGATTATTGCTAGCTAAAATATTAATAGGATAATCATTAAATAATGTTTGAGTATATGCGTGAAAATAAGCATGGCCACTAGTATCAAACTTCAATTTCTCTCTACCATTTACAAGAAAATCCATATCCGAAACAGAATCAAGCCTTATAGTCGAACTACCGTCTATTGTAAAAGCTCCTGTTACATCTAATTTAGGAGTCGCATCAACATTAAACGTATATCTTGTGGTCGAAGCGTCATTCATATTAATCTGATAACCAGCGGCAGATAATGTTATATCACCAGAAGAATCTAATGTAACTGTAGTGCCTGCGAGTTCTGCCGTACCATCAGCAGTAATTTGTATATTTGCAGCAGCGGCTGCATTATCAACAGTTACAATACTTAAAGCTCCATTAGTAGCCCCAGATATAGTGATAGTATCACTTGTAGAAGGAGTCATTACTATTGAATCATCAGTTATAACTGTAGTGCCTATTGTAAAATCAGTAGTAGCATCTATTGTTGTGCCTACAATAGTACCCGCAGCTACTGCCCCTATTGCAGTAAAATCACCAGCTGCTTGAGAAGAGGCTCCAATAGCGGTTCCATCAATAGCACCTGAATCAATATTAACATTTGTCATCGAATTAGAACCAAAATCAGAAACCGCATCTATATCTAATGCTTTATGGAATTGCATTTTTTCACCACTATTAGTAGTAACGAATGTTAGATAAGCCGTATTAGCTTCTTCTATTATTAAAGCACTTGCTTGATTATCTGGAATCTTTATTGAGTTTTCACCTGCAACAGTAAATGTTAATGCCCCATCGCCCCCGCCAAGACTTAAATCTCCAGTCATAGCCCTTGAGCCATCAATAAGGAGATATATATCATGGTCATCTGATTCTAATCCACTTAAAGAAGCATGGTTACTAACTCCACTTGAACCACCTCCAGATGAACCTCCACCAATTCGCATAACTGGCATTTCGCCTGTAGAAGATATAGCTGTCCAGTCATTATTTTCCTTTAAGTACTGTACTGTACCAGAGCCTTCAACTTTTCTAAAAGATATATCTCCATCACTTCCCTCTCTAGAATCTGGCTTACCAGAACCAAAGGTAGGTTGTTGAGACTTCTGATGAAGTAATTTGCGTTCTTCTCTAGTTAATGCCATTATCTAATACTCTTCATTCTATAAATAATACTAATATCATTAATTTCAAAATCAGAATCAACAGTTCCATCCATATGTATTTGAAAACTATATATATTATTTGCGACAGAAGATGTTGATGGTTTTAACTCAGCGTGAGACCATAATGTAAGGTCTGTTTTATCAAGCAATGGAGTAGCATCGGCACTTCCAGTTGTGCTTCCATCTGCATTTGTTCCACAAAAATTATACAATGTATCGGTATCACCATTTTTACTATATCTTACATTTAAACTGTCGGCATCTCCTTTATATGAAATTCTTACTTTATAAACCTTTTTTCTTACTCCCGGTTCGCCAAAATCAATATCTTTTGTTTGATATACAAACGCAGAACTTGCGGCAGCATCTGGATTCCAAGTCATAACATCAGAATCATCTTCGCTTAAGTACATTAAATCTTGATTTTTATCTAATACAAAATTAGTCATATTAGTTTCATCAGTATTATTACTTGTACGACCAATAGTTATTTTAGATGAGCCTTTCATCCAAGCTCTTAATACAAAATCATATATAAAAACATCTGTATTTTCATTTTTAATTAATAATTGTCTTTTCTTAGGTACGTACCCGATATGAGCATTTTCTGTAGTTGAATCATCAGCACTCCCATCTTCTGCATCTGTAATAAACGCTTCCCAATCAGATTCACTTATTAATCTCATTCCATTCTTTTCTAAAAGATTTGTTACTTGTTTTCCATCATAGAAATAAACACCAAATGAATTAAACCATGCAATACCAAAATCTGTTTTAGTAACATGATAAGGGAAAGCACATCCTTTATTCTCATGCGTATCTTCAAGAAAATCTACACTTTCAGACACATTTATGACATACATTGTTTTTTCTTTAAATTGTAAAATCCTATCTGCAAATGCTTCTAACTTAACTATACTTTCACCATCATTTATTGTTACATCCACGCTTCCCATTTTATCTGGAAAAACATCAAATTTATTAATTTGACTTTTTAACATTCTATCTGGATGATTTTTACCAGTTGAGCCAGATGGTTGTCTAACGTTACCTATATATGCTCTTCGACCATGCACAACAGCTGTTTTAAATTTAGCATCAACATATTTAGTAACTCCTCCATACCCATTTATGTTTTTAAAAGTGTCTATTGTATTAGCAGAATTAGGTGAAATCCCTTTTACGATTACTGATTGTGCAAAAAAATTGCCACTTGTTGAAGCAGTATTTGCCATAGAATAAGCTAATACATCGCCTTCTGGCAACCATTTGAATCCTTTATCAACAAAATCTAATTCACCTATTAAATAAAGATTATCATCTTCTTGTAATTTATAGTATAATCTTGAACCAGTAATTCTTTTATTAAAAATATAATATCTATAAGCTGGAGAAATTCTGAAAGAAGATGAAGATGGAACAGTCGTCCATGCCTGGCTAACTACTGCCACTCTACTACTGCCTGTGTAGTCTGAAATAGTTCTGTATTGCCCAGCTCCTGCCCCAGCTAAAATCTGAATAATATGACCGTTATAAAAATCATCAGAGGCTGATGCCCCAGTAGCTAATGTTAAGTTTGCAGTGTCAGCGGCAGCCCCACTTGACCCAGTCGTCCCTGTCGTGAAGGGGTCATCAGCTCCTGTTATATCTATCGCAGAGCCACCTTTAGTAGCGGAAAGCTGAAAAGTATCTGTGGTTACTCCAACAACATAATAAAGAGTATCATTAGCTATTGCAGTTGCATTTCGTATTCCTTCAAATATTACTCTATCTCCATTTATTAATCCATGAGAAGCTTTATCTATGGTATCTTGGTCTATATCTATTCCATCATCAGTTAGAATTTGTCTATCCGAAAAAGGATTGATATAAGCATCAAAATTTAAAAGTAATGATTCTCCTACAATATTTAATTGATTTACATCCACCCCATCGGGGTCTTCGAATAAAAATGGCAAGGATTCCTGTTTTTCGTCATCGTATAAATATGTGTGATAAAAAGTATAATTCCCTTGTTGAAATCCAGACAAAGAAGGGTTCTTAATAACCACTGGCCCACTCATCCAAAAAGTAGGAGAACTGCTGCCAGAAAGTGTATCTATTGCGAAAAAAATCCACTTAACTAGAGTATCTCCAAGAGTATATGTTGAGGTTTTTACATTAGAAGCAGAACACACTAGTAAATTCCAACAATCTGGAGATAAGTCCTCTTTTGGAAAAATAAAATTTATATTAGAAGCATCCCCAGAAGTATAATGGGATATAGTTACATTATTCCAAATAGCATATTGACTAGCTGTTAAAAAAAATCCAAAAACAACACTATTCTCTTCATCTATACTATAAGACAGAGAATCTTCTAACACAGAACTTGTAGTAGACAGAGTCGAATCTGTTGTCGCTTTAACATTATTATCCCCAATTAAAGGATAATATGTAGTTTCATCAGCTAAGGTACAATTAGTACCAGCGTACCCACTAGCAACGCTAGAAATACTTTGATTATATTGTAATCCGACTCTTAAATTCACACTACCTACATCAGCCACAGCTCTTTCAAGTACAAAATCACTATCGGGGGCTACACTACCTATATATTCTGCACTAGAAGAATTAACTCCATTTGTATCTGACTTAGTTTCAGGGGTAGATATTAAACACATACCTGAAGTTGGAGATTCTATTGATTGGTTTTCAGAAACCCACCCCAATGTTCCAGAATCAGATGATAATGCATTAAATCTTTCATCCTCTATATATCCAAACCACTTGCTATCAGAAGCATCTGTAAATCCACCATCTCCAATTCTTAAATTACCATCCCCCACATAAAAAACAGGACTTGTTGTATCTAAAGATATTTGAGCAGTTGACCAAACATCACCTTGTTTTATATCAAAACTGTCCCCAACAGCATCATAGGCAATAATAAATGATTCATTAGCTTCAGTCCCATCTAATTGTTTATCTGTATTCATAACAAATAATCCTTTATTTGGTTTTATTACTAAAGCATTTGAATCTGTTGAATCTGTAGAAACAGAACCTAATGTTTTAATTCTACCGACAGAATCTATACTAACATCCACTAATGAAGGTGATTCTATATCTTGTATATCTCTTGGGTCAGTATCAGAGCTAATGCCTCCATGAAACCCTTGAATCTTGAAGGTTTGTTTAGGCATTGTTGTCTTCGTACTCTATGTCTTGTATAATGTAGTCTTGCGCATTTTCAGGTAAATCACAAATGCATTGTGCATCTTCAGGGTCATCATGGTCGAATACGTCTAATCGTAATCCACCTTCAACTCCTTCTATAGAACCACCGTCTTTTACTCGTAACGCTTTGTCTCGTTGTTCCTGTAAGGAATTATCTTGTTCAATGTATCTCGACGCTTTTGGCATCCTCCACACTCCTTTATTTTGCCACGAGTGACAGTTTTAATTATACGGCTGACAGTATCACCAGCTCCTTTATCATGTCCAAATAAATCTACTCGCTTAGACATTATTAACCTTTTGGTTTATAACCATGTTGTTTTGCTGTATTAGTTTGAGCTGCGAATTGTATTTTACAAGTTCTTACTTTACTAGCATTTCCTTTTGCCTTTTTCATACAGGCTATTAATCTTTTAGATTTACTCGGCATATTATGTTTTCTCCTTCCACCTGTTTTTAATTGACTTCCTTTACCTGTATCTGGTGTAGATACATCTGATAATCCAAGAACATCAGCCATTACAATCCCATTCTACCTGCCATTTTATCAACTTTAGCTCTTAAAGAATCTAATTCATCAAGAAGAAATGTGACAGCTTTGTTAAGATTTTCTGATGTATTATCAGACTTCTTAACCTTCTTAGGTTGTTTCTTTATTGCTGGCATTATCTACCTTTAAATACGCCTTCCATTAAGTCTGTAACAATATCTACAACTCTTTCAAAAAAGATTTGTTCCTTTTCTTCACTTACAAATGGAATATCTATTTTCTCATTGATTTTAGTAGCGATTTGATTAGCAAACTCATCAGACGCTAAGAAACCCATTGCTTCATCTTGCATCTTATCAGCTTGTGCTTGCGCCATATCCATTAGCATTTTTTTAAAGTCCATTTATGACTCCTTTATCTTTTTGGTTTTAACATACAAATAATAAATCTGTGCTGAAAACATTATACACATCAATATTCCCGATATAATATCTGTCCAGTAGACTAATCCTAAACTTGTACTTATCCCTGTGACTTTTAAACTATCCATTATCCTTCTCTTACCCTTGAATCACCATGATTATACCAACCTATCGTTTGAGTCTCTTGCTGTTGCCCAATTAACATTTTGGCATATAGCAAATCTAAATGTCTTATCAAACCCGCAACTTCAGGCATATGTAATACTACATTAACTTGCGCAGTCTTAGGTTGCTCCTGCTTTTGTTTAGGAGGACTATTGGTTGCTTTATATTGACTACTATATATTTCTGCTAAACTATGCATAATTATTTACCATTTATCCTACCAGATAGATATGCAATTTTTTCCGATGCTTCAGATAGCTCCCTAATGACATCTTCTCTATGACGTAAAGATGTATCGTCTGATTTATTCCATCGTTCAATTAGTTTTATTATCATACCTTCCATATTTGCTAATGTTTCTGATTGTCCACGGTTTTCAACTTTCAAATCTTCCAGAGTCTTTTGCTGAGAATCCGATTTCTTTGACATTGATACCACTAAATATACAAACATCACACCAACAACTCCAATCATTCCTGCTTCGCCATATATTGCCATAAAATCCATTATTCATATTACCTTACTTATTTCTCATTACTAAATCAATATAAATTTTTAAATCAGACTTAATCTCTGCATTCCACTTTTTTATCTTGCCAAGTTCATCCATAATTTTATCTAATCTACGTTGTAAATTTTCATGTTTTTCATCAAATCTTTTTAGAGTATCTT